CTACCCTTATAGGAGAAATTAATATTATGTCAACAAAATTTGAACAATTGTTAGACTTTCTAGTCAACGAAGATCATGAAAAAGCAAATGAACTTTTCCACGAAATCGTTGTAGAGAAGTCTAGAGAGATTTATGAAAACCTTATCGCTGAAGAAGAAGCAGATGAGGACATGGACGAGTCCATGGATGACGAAGAAAGAGAAATGGATGAGTCTAAAGAAGAAGACGACGAAGATCAACAAGACGAAAGTATGGATCTAGAAGATTCATATATGATGGATGCTGATGAAACAGGTGATGCCACAGATGACTTTGGTGGAGAAATTTCCGCCGACGGCGACAACTTTGATGCTCCAGAACACGATGGTATGGATGATGAACACGATCATGAAGGTCAAGAAGACACTGCGATCATGGACATTAAGAATGCTATTGAAGAACTAGAAGCTGCGTTTGCTGAATTAGAACGTGCTCAAGGCGGCGAAGAAGCTGAAATGGGTATGGATGGTGAAGAACACGGCGAAGAAGAATTTGGCGACGAAGAAGATGAAGACGAAGGAATGGGCTTCATGGAAGGTCGTCGTATGACACGTGAGTACGTTGAGAAAGTTGGCCATAACTATGGTACTGCTCAAAAGACTGACGGTGATGACGCAGGTGCCGGAACTGGCGAACGCCAAAGCAAGCCATCCGCAGGTAAGAGCCCAGTTAGTTCTGGTAAAGGCAAGCCTACAACAGGCGCCAATGCTGGTAACATCCTAGGTGGAAAAGGTACTGCTGAAGGTACTAACACTGGAACAACTCCTCCAAAAGTAAGCAAAGGCATTAACCCAGAAAAGGGTGAGCAGTTTACTGGTAAAGAGTGGGAAGCTAACAGCAAGCCAGGTGCTCATACTAAAGGTTATGCTAAGAAAGAAACAGGCTGGCCACAAGGTGGAAAGACTGCCGGCCCAGTAGGTTCTGGTACAGGTGACAAAGCTGGACAGACAAGTATTGATCCAGCTACCAAGCGTCAGTTTTTACCACAGCACACAAAATAATTAGAGAAACAGGATGAAATATTCTTACTTACGTGAACATCTTAGCTTTGATCAATCTGGCATCGTTATGGAGTCGGATGACAAAGATGGCAAAAATCTTTATCTAAAAGGTATTGCCATTCAAGGTGGCATACGTAATGCAAATCAAAGAATCTACCCAGTAGATGAAATTGATCGTGCAGTTAGTACACTAATGGACCAAATTAAAAATGGTTATAGTGTATTAGGTGAAGTGGATCATCCTGATGATTTAAAGGTGAATTTGGACCGCGTATCCCATATGATTACTCAAATGTGGATGGAAGGTCCTAATGGATATGGAAAGATGAAAATCCTTCCTACTCCAATGGGTAACTTAGTACGTACTATGCTCGAAGCAGGTGTAAAACTTGGCGTAAGTTCTCGTGGTAGTGGCAATGTTAACGACATGAACGGCCATGTATCCGATTTCGAGATTATCACAGTAGACGTAGTTGCTCAACCAAGCGCACCCGGAGCATACCCTACACCAGTTTACGAACATTTAATGAATGCTCGTGGCGGTGCTAGGGCTTTCCGTGTAGCACAAGAAGTAAAAGAAGATCCAAAGGCCCAGAAATATCTTCAAGAGAGTCTCTTGAATATTATTAAAGGTCTAAATTAAGCCCGAGGAGAAAACAATGTTGGACGCATTCAAACAATTAGTTGAGTCAGGCGTAATGACAGAAGAGACAACTCAAGTTGTTGAAGCTGCATTTGCGACTAAAATTCAAGAAACACGCGACCAAGTAACAGCTGAACTTCGTGAAGAGTTTGCACAAAAATACAATCATGATAAAACCATGATGGTAGAAGCAATCGACAAGATGTTAAGTGACCGCTTGACCGCTGAGATGGGAGAATTGCATGAAGACAAAAAAGCACTAGCTGAAGCAAAGCAAGCATACAAACAACGTATTGCTGAAGATGCTAAAAAGTTAGAAGGTTTTGTTATCAAGCAGTTAGGAAAAGAATTAGTTGAATTTCAAAGTGACCGTCAAAAAGTCAGCGAGAATTTTGGCAAGTTAGAGCAATTCGTAGTTCACGCTCTAGCTAAAGAGATCAGTGAATTTGCCACAGACAAACGTGATCTAGCTGAAACGAAAGTTAAGTTAGTCCGCGAAGCTAAAAGCAAGTTTGGTGAAATTAAGCAGAGTTTCATTCAACGTGCCGCTAAGGTTGTTGAAAGCACGGTTACTAAGAAGTTGACAACTGAAATCAAGCAATTGAAAGAAGACATCGACGGCGCACGTAATAATGACTTTGGTCGTAAGATTTATGAAGCATTTGCACAAGAATTTGCTGGTTCTTACTTAAATGAAAAATCTGAAACAAGTAAATTGTTACAGATTATCAAACGTAAGGAACAAGAATTAGCAGAAGCAAAACAGGTCGTAGCAGAAAAAGCAAACCTTGTTGAATCAGTAAAACGTGATCTTCGCGTTACTAAAGATTTGATGGAACGCAAAGCTGTTATGAGCGAGTTGTTGGCTCCATTAGGTGCCGATAAGAGAGAGATTATGAAAGAACTTTTGGAGTCTGTACAGACACAAAAACTTAATGAATCTTTCGACAAATACCTACCAGCAGTGATGGAAGGACAATCACATAGAACTAGCCCTAAAAAGACTATGCTAAGTGAAGGTGCTGCCGTAACTGGAAATCGTGAATCAAATAAAGCCGAGGTAGGCTCAGTAGACAACATTTTAGATATCCGCAAATTGGCGGGTTTAAAATAATTTATATTCAAGGAGACAAATAAAATGTCACAACTATTAAATGAAAGATGGTCAGAGACCAAAGACGCTCTGCTTGAAGGCCTATCTGGTACTCGTCGTGCAAGCATGAATGTATGCTTAGAAAACACACGTAAGTATTTGGCTGAAAGCGCAACCTCTGGTGGTACTTCCGCTGGTAACATTGCAACACTTAACCGTGTTATTCTTCCTGTTATCCGTCGTGTTATGCCAACAGTTATCGCCAACGAAATCATCGGCGTTCAGCCAATGACTGGTCCAGTTGGTCAAATTCACACTCTACGTGTTCGCTACGCTGATACCGCAGCTAACGTTGTAGCTGGTGAAGAAGCATTGAGCCCATTCAAGATTGCTCAAGCATATTCTGGTAACGCCAATGATGGCAATCCAGGTGCTGCTTCTACAAGTGCACTTGAAGGAACTCCTGGTAACAGAATGAGCATCCAAATCTTGAAAGCACCAGTTGAAGCTAAGTCTCGTAAACTAAGCGCTCGCTGGACTTTTGAAGCTGCTCAAGATGCACAAGCCCAACAAGGTATTGACATCGAAGCAGAAATCATGGCTGCTTTAGCACAAGAAATTACTGCTGAAATCGACCAAGAAATCTTGTACAGTCTACGTAGCTTGGCTACAGTTGATCAAACTTATGATCAATCTTTAGTTAGCGGTACTGCTACATTCGTCGGTGACGAGCACGCTGCTCTAGCTATCCAAATCAACCGTGTTGCTAACTTAATTGCTCAGCGTACACGTCGTGGTGCTGGTAACTGGGCTGTTGTTTCTAACCAAGCATTGACAATTCTACAATCTGCTACTACTAGCGCTTTTGCTCGTACTACAGAAGGTACATTCGAAGCTCCAACTAACACCAAGTTTGTTGGTACATTGAATGGCGCTATGAAGATTTATGTTGACGCTTACTTGAACGACCTAGGCAACGACAGCAACCAAGTATTGGTTGGATACAAAGGTACTAGCGAAGCAGATGCTGCTGCGTTCTATTGCCCATACATTCCGTTGATGAGTTCCGGTGTTGTTCTTGACCCAGCTACCTTCGAACCAGTTGTTGGCTTCCTAACCCGTTATGGATATGTGGAACTCAATAATACTGCTAGTTCTTTAGGTAACGCTGCTGACTACCTAAGCAAAGTTCAAATTAACTCTGCTACAGTTAGCTTCCAG